GACCATACCTTTTATCCGGTGGTGTACGGCCTTGCCGATGATGAGGACTGGACCGATGAGAAGAACTGGTACAAGGCCAATCCGTCCCTGGGCCAGACGATCCAGATTGACCGCGTGCGGGAGATGTTTCAGGAGGCCGTGGACAACCCGGCAGAGGAGAATGTCTTTAAGCAGCTTAGGCTTAACATGTGGGTCTCCTCCCTGACGCGCTTTATCCCGGAGCAGATCTATGATCTCGGAAACGTGCCCATCGACATGGAATCCTTAAAGGGCCGGGACTGCTACGGCGGGCTGGACCTTTCCTCCACCGGCGACATCACGGCCTTTGTGCTCATGTTCCCGCCTCGTGATGAGACAGAGAAATATGTGATGCTTCCCTTTTTCTGGATCCCAGAGGAAACCATTCCGATCCGGGTCCGCAGGGCATCGGTTCCCTATGACGTCTGGTACAAACAGGGATATCTTAATGCCACCGAAGGAAATGTCATCCATTACGGATTCATAGAAAAGTTCATTGAAGACTTGGGAACGCAGTACCACATCCTTGAGATTGCGTTTGACCGATGGGGCGCGGTACAGATGACCCAGGACCTGGAGGGCATGGGGTTTACGGTGGTGCCGTTCGGTCAGGGCTACAAGGACATGAGCCCGCCCACAAAGGAGTTTTATAAGCTGCTGATGGAAGGCAGGATCATCCACGGCGGCAATCCCGTGATGCGGTGGATGAGCGGAAACGTCGTGGTGGATACAGACCCTGCCGGGAACATCAAATGCACGAAGGCAAAATCGCCGGAGAAGATTGACGGGATTGTGGCTGCCATCATGGCCCTTGACCGCTGTATCCGTCACGAGAATGCGGGGAGCGTCTACGATGAGAGAGGACTTCTGGTGTTTTAGGGATGTCCAATATCGCGTAAGATTCTCCTTGCGGAAAGTGTTATTCTAAAACTGTAGAAAGCTGCAGGGCAACCCGGTGCATATCGGGCAGCCCTTTTTTTAATGGGAGGAAGTGAGAAATGGGATTTTTCGAGTGGCTGGGACTCTCGCCCAGAGATGCGCCCACGATCCCGGAGGTGACAGATAACGTCAGAGATTCCGGTCAGACATTTATGTTTGGAAGGGCAGACTCTGGCGAGAGGGTGGATGAGAAGAGCGCCATGCAGATCGCGACGGTCTATGCCTGCGTGCGGCTCCTTGCGGAGACCGTGGCGGGACTTCCCCTTCACCTTTATCGGGTGAGGGATGGCTCGAACGCCAAAGAGCGTGCAGTGGATCATCCCCTGTATAAGCTCCTTTACCGGCAGCCTAATCCGGAGATGACGAGCTTCTCTTTCCGGGAGACGATGATGACCCATCTGCTCCTGTGGGGAAACAGCTACGCCCAGATCATCCGGGACGGGAAGAATAATGTCCTGGCTCTCTATCCGCTGCTTCCGGAGTACGTGGAGACCGACCGGGATGAGAAAGGGCAGATCTATTACATCTACCACGCTTATACCGATGAGGTGCCGGGGGAGAAAAACAAGGATATTTACTTCCGGTACGATGAGGTGTTTCATGTGCCAGGGCTTGGATTCAACGGCCTCGTGGGATTCTCCCCGATTGCCATGATGAAGAACAGCCTGGGCACCACCCTGGCCGTTGAGAAGTATGGCAGCAGCTTCTTCAAAAACGGCGCGCAGCCGTCCGGCGTCCTGGAGCATCCGGGTGTCTTAAAAGACCCCAGTAAGATCCGGGAGAACTGGTCTGCAGTCTATGGCGGCGCGAACAACGCCCACAAGGTGGCAGTCCTGGAAGAGGGAATGCAGTACAAGGCGATCAGCCTGCCGCCTGAGGATAGCCAGTTCCTATCGACCCGTCAGTTCGGCGTCAATGAGATCTGCCGGATCTTCCGGGTGCCTCCCCACATGGTGCAGGACCTGGAGCACGCGACCTTTTCCAATATCGAGCACCAGTCAATCGACTTCGTGGTCCATACCCTGACGCCATGGCTGGTGAGGTTCGAGCAGGCGATCGTGAAGGACCTGCTGCTTCCGGAAGAACAGGACACCTACTTTCCAAAGTTCAACGTGGACGGGCTCCTTCGGGGTGACTACCAGTCCAGGATGCAGGGGTACGCCACAGGCATCAGTAACGGCTTCCTGTCTCCCAACGACTGCAGGCGTCTTGAGAACATGGACCTCATCCCGGAGGAGAAGGGAGGCGATGGCTACTATTTGAATGGTGGATATGTGCGGCTTGAGGATGCCGGGAAGCAGCAGATCCGGGAGGAGCCGCAGCCGGAGCAGGCAGAGCAGCAGGAGCCTCCGGAAGAGAAGCCGGAGAACAGAAAGAGAGGTGCCCATCAAGGAAGATGAAGAGATGTACGGATAATTTGTCAGGTATGCAGTTTGGGGAGTTAAAAGTTTTATGGCTGCACAAGCGCAGTAATAACGGAGGGGCTTCTTGGGCGTGCAGATGTTCTTGTGGCCATGCAGAAATTGTTCCCGGTTATAAACTGCTGAATGGAAGTAAAACTCGATGCAGCTATTGTGGCTATGGACGATTTACCTTTTTTGATCACTGGGAAAAGGTAAAATGCCATTTACCAACCGGTGACAGTTTTACATTCGATTTTGAAGATTTTGGGAAGGTGTGCAGATTCAAGTGGCATCGGAACAAGGCCGGGTATTATGTAGCATCGCTTGGGGGCAGAAAGCTTGGTCATATTCTTTTACATAGACTAATAATGAATCCTCCGAAGGACAAGGTAGTTGACCATATTGACGGGGATCCGAGCAACTGCTGCAAGTCAAATTTGAGGATATGTACTAATACAGAGAATGTTAGAAATAGTAAGCCACACCATACAAACACTACTGGATATAAGGGGGTCTCTTATGATTCGAGGAGAGGCACTTGGAATGCAAGAATTCGGTGTGGTGAGAAGAAGCTATTCATCGGATCATTTGACTCACCTATAAAGGCGGCCAATGCATATGATATGGCCGCATTAGAACTGCATGGCAAGTACGCAAAGACCAACCATATGCTTGGGTTGATTTAAGAGAGGAGGTAGCATGAACATGTTCTGGAACTGGATCAGGGACGATACCGGCGGCAGGGTACTGCGGCTGGACGGTCTGATCGACGAGGATGATCTTTGGAGCGACGCTGTGACACCAGCAGCTTTCCGGGAGGAACTGATGTCCGACGAGGGAGATATCACCGTCTGGATCAATTCACCAGGAGGTTCGGTATGGGCGGCTGCTGAGATCTACACAATGCTGAAGGATTATGCGGGAAAAGTGACTGTGAAGATTGATGCCATTGCTGCATCGGCGGCATCCGTTGTAGCGATGGCCGGAGATAAGGTCCTGATGTCACCAGTCGCAATGATAATGATTCATGATCCCTACACGGTAGCGATGGGGAACGCGAAGGATATGGAAAAGGCCATTGATACACTGAATGAGGTCAAAGAGAGCATCATCAATGCCTATGCAGCCAAGTCCGGTATGCGCCGGAGCAGGATCGCCCAGATGATGAGTGACGAGACCTGGATGAATGCCAAAAAGGCCGTTGAGTATGGCTTTGCAGACGAGGTCATGTATGCGGATGGTGAAAGGTCAGAGGATGCCCCGGGAGATGAGGGTGAGTATTCCATGAAGCGTGTCGGGCAGATCATACTGAACAGACTGCATATCACAGATAGCGTGGAAGAGGTACAGCCACGCGCCAGGGAAGAGCCTCAAATCGGCATGGACGGTAAGACAGAAGACGGGGCAGTCCCCTACCAGATCCTTAGAAATCAGCTGGAGTTCCTCAGATGAGGGACCCGGCTTTTTGTTTACACATTTTCCACATGACTTTCCACAAGGAGGAACAGAATGAGCACGATCATCGAACTGAGAAACAAACGTAACACTCTCTGGGAGCAGACCAAGTCTTTCCTGGAGGAGCACAGAGGCGACAACGGCCTGGTGGAGGCATCCGCGGTCGAGCAGTACGAGAAGATGGCTGCCGACGTGAAGGCCCTGGGCGATGAGATCAAGCGCCTTGAGGACCAGATGGAGATGGACGCCAAGCTCTCCGCAGCGACCTCCGCGCCTGTCCACGCGGATCCGAGAGCCGGCCAGAGAAAGGGCAGCGTGCGGCCCACTGCCACTGCCGAGTACAACGACGCCTTCTGGAACATGATGCGCGGCGTAAACACCATGGAGGTCCGCGATGCCCTGAGTGTGGGCGTCGACCAGAACGGCGGCTACACCGTGCCGGATGAGTTTGAGAGGCAGCTGATCCAGGGCCTTGAGGAGAATAACATCTTCCGCACCCTGGCAAAGACCATCCACACGAACTCCGGCACCAGGACCATCCCGATCGCGACCGATACCGGCACCGCATCCTGGATCGAGGAAGGCGCGGCTATTCAGGAATCCGACATGAGCTTTGCGCAGGAGACTCTGAGCGCCTACAAGCTGGGCTGCATGATCAAGGTCTCCAACGAGCTCCTGAACGACTCCGCCTTTGATATCGCCGGCCACATCGCGCAGCGCTTCGGTGTCAGATTCGGCAACGCGGAGGAGGATGCTTTCATCAACGGCACCGGTCCCTCCGCCAATCCGCAGACGACTCCCAGCATGCCGACCGGTATCCTGACCAGCCTCACGGCATCTTCCGGCAACACTACGGCAAATGCCCAGACGGTCCACTTCGACAACGTCTACAAGCTGTACTACAGCCTGAAGTCTCCCTACAGAAGGAACGCCTCCTTCCTGTGCAATGAGACCCTGCTGCTGCAGCTGATGCTGCTCAAGGATCTGAACGGCCACTACATCTGGAAGCCGGGCCTGGACGTGGGCAAGCCCGATACGATTCTCGGAAGGCCCATCTACACCAGCGGCTATATGCCGGCGATCACTGGCAATGCCACGACCGACAAGAACAAGAAGGTCCTCCTCTTCGGCGATTTCTCCTACTACTGGATCGCTGACAGACAGAGCCGGACGTTCAAGAGGCTCAACGAGCTGTACGCCGTGAATGACCAGGTGGGCTTTATCGGCACCCAGAGAGTTGACGGCAAGCTCATCCTGCCGGAGGCGATGCAGGTCATGGCACTTGGCACCGGTACTGCCAGCAGCGGTACCTGAGAAGGGAGGTGACCGGTCATGGCACTTGTAACGCCGGATGAAGCCAAAGGGTACCTCCGGGTGGACACGGCGGATGAGGATGCTATGATCGGCACCCTCTTATCCGCTGCGGAGAGGCTGTGCGTAGATGTGGCCAGGCTCACGGATGAGGAGTGGGAGAGCATCGATTCCAACACGGAAGACGCGTCCCTCGCTCCTGTCCGGGAGACGATGAAGGTCGCTATCCTGTACGCGCTCGGATATCTCTTCGAGCACCGGGAGGAGGCAGACCACCACGCACTGACGCTGACCCTCCGGTCTATCCTGTTCGCCATTCGGGAAGGGGTGGTGTGATGGACATTGGCGCGATGAACAAGCGGGTAACGATCCAGAAGAATGAGACTGCTACGGATGTGTATGGCAATCACACAAATACCTGGGCAGACTATTTCACCTGCTGGGCGACAGTCAGCGGAGAAGGCGGCCAGGAAGAGATAGAAGCAGGGCAGACAGTGGAGCACGCGGATCTGAACGTTACGGTCCGGTATTCTTCAGAGACAGCGGCCGTGACCTCCACCGGGTACCGGATCCTTCTGGACGGGGAGATCTGTGACATCCTCTCTGTGGACCATCTGAGCTACAAGAAGAACGCACTGAAGTTCCGTTGCCGGAAAGTTAGGCGGTGAAATAATGGGAAGAAAAGTATCTGTGGATGAGCTGTCTGACGCGGTGATGGATGAGCTGAAGGAGTACGGCTATGCTGCCGGCGAAGGCGTGAAAAGCGCTGTGAAGAAAGCCGGCGATACGGTGAAGAAGGAGATAGGTGCTGGTGCACCAGTCAAGACTGGGAAGTATTCGAAAAGCTGGCGGGTGAAGACCCTGAAGGAGACCAGCCAGTCTCTGGAGCTCGTCGTGTATTCTCCGTCCCGGTATATGCTGGCCCACCTTCTGGAGCATGGCCATGCCAAGCGGGGCGGCGGAAGGACCAGGGCTTTTCCTCACATCGCGCCGGCAGAGGCCCACGGTGAAGAGCAGCTGCTGAAGGACGTGGAAGAGGCGCTGAAAGGATAAGGCAATGACACACACAGAAATGATGGCGATGCTGGAGGAGACAGGGATCCCTTATGCCTACGACCACTTCGCGGAAGGGGAGGCTGTGGCTCCTCCCTTTTTATGTTTTCTGTATCCCGGGTCCGATAACTTCGCCGCGGACGGAAAGGTGTACGCGAAGATCTCGGAGGTTCATTTGGAGCTCTACACGGACAGAAAGGATCCGGAGACGGAGGCAGAACTCGAGGCTGTGCTGGATGCGCACGGCATTTTTTATGACAAAACAGAGGTCTGGATCGAGAGTGAAAGGCTCTACGAGGTCCTCTACGCATTTGAAACGGAGGTAGATCAACATGGGTAACAAGATCAAATATAACCTGAAAAACGTCCATGCGGCGAAGATGACGAAGACCGTCACGAACGGCGTGACAGCCTTTACGTATGCTACGCCGCAGGCTATCCCCGGCGCGGTCAGCATCTCCCTGGACGCGGAAGGAGAGTCGACGCCCTTCTACGCGGATGGCATCGTTTACTACCGCACCACAGCCAACAACGGCTACTCCGGAGACCTGGAGATCGCCCTGATCCCTGAGTGGTTTAGGACCGACATCCTGCAGGAGGAGAAGGACACGAACGGCGTCCTGGTGGAGAAGGCAGACAACAAGGACAGCATTTACTTCGCGCTTTTGTTTGAATTCGATGGGGATATCAACGCGATCCGGCACGTGCTGTATAATTGCACGGCCTCCCGCCCTTCCATCCAGTCGGAGACCAAGGAGGAGACAGTCGAGCCTGGTACGGAGACTCTGTCCCTTACGGCGGATCCAAGGGAGGACGGCCTGGTCAAGAGCCGGACAGGAGATGACACGGCAGCGGCCACCTACAACGGCTGGTATGAAGCGGTGTACACACCTGTGGAAACAGGAGGTGAAGGATGATCGAGAAGACAGTCATGGTAGGGGATCGGGAAGTGAAGTTCCGGTCCTCTGCTTCTGTACCGAGACTTTATCGCCTGAAGTTCAAGAGGGATATCTTCAAAGACCTTAGCAGGTTGGAAAAATCCTTTAGGGATAAGGGTGACGAGGATGAATCTGGCCTGGAGATCGAGGATCTGGAGATCTTCGAGAACGTGGCCTATATCATGGCCTTCCACGCGGATCCAACCATCCCCGGAACGATCGACGAGTGGCTCGAGCAGTTCGAGATGTTTTCCATCTATGAGATCCTGCCGGAGATCCTGGAGCTGTGGGGCACCAACCTCATCACAGAAGTCCAGTCTAAAAAAAACTTAAGCGCAGTAGCCGGGAGATGACTACTGCGCTGTTTCTGCTGCGGTGCCTGGAGGTCGGGCTCTCGCTCCGAGACCTCGACCTTCTGACGATCGGGATGGTGCTGGACATCTGGACGGAGAGAAGCAATGACGATGTGAAGTATGATCAGGTGGCTGGACAGGAGGAGTTTGATAAGTTTTAACGTCACTCATATGCCAGAGCAGTTTCTTTTAACTTGCTATCAGATATGCTAAAATCGAAAAGAGTGTATTCGGGTTCAGCATTATCTGCATCGAGGAGAGACTTGTTATGAGTAGCGCATCAAAGGTGACATTCTCTTTTTGGCCGGACTGGTATATTGAGGATCTTAAAGCAGACAAAATCGGACAGGGCAGTTTCGGTACGGTTTATAAGATCCGACGGGACGATCTTGGCATCCAAACTGTGAGTGCGGTAAAGATTATTCGTGTCCCGCGGGATGAATATGAAATACTGGAACTGCGCGACCGTAGCATGGACGACCAGTCGATTGCAACTTACTACAGGCGAACTGTAGAGGGAATCACTGCTGAGATCAAACTTCTGTTATCGTTGAAGGACGTTCCCAATATCATTACAATTGAAGACCATCATATCGAGCAAAATAAAGACGGTATCGGCTATACAGTGTATATACGCATGCCGTTAATGAAAAGCCTCGACGGGTACGTCAGAGAGCGCATCAAGCGAGGGTGGATGCTTTCAGCTGCTGAAGTTGTAAAAATCGGCAGCGATATCTGTGATGCACTCACAGCCTGTGAAAGGAAAAAGATTATTCACCGCGATATTAAACCCGCCAATATTTTCATAAATGAACTGGGATACTATGTCCTGGGAGATTTTGGGATTGCGAAACAGATGGACGCTGCGACACAGTCCATGCATTCTCAAAAAGGTACGCTTAACTATATGGCGCCAGAAATAGCGCTTGGCAAGGCCGGTTACGATCGTACAGTAGATTACTATTCTCTTGGTACGATGCTGTATAAGTATCTGAACCACAATCGTTTTCCTTTTGAAAGGCCTTATCCGGAACAGATAGATCCCGATGACAGAGGGATTGCCTATTCGAAACGAATATGCGGAGAGGAAGTGCCGATGCCGGACGACGTACCGACAGAAGCGCTGGGAGAGGCAATACGAAGAGCGTGTGCGTTTGATCCAAAGAAACGCTATCGTACTGCTGCAGAGATGAAATATGCTCTGCAAAGAGGCCTTGAAGGTGTTTACGTAAACAATAACACGCGGATCCAGCCAGATGATCCGGCAGACGGCAGTACAGACCGGGCATGGAATGGCGTGGATGATTTGAGTGACGACTCCCAAAGCGATGGCAGTGGAACTATCCCAATTATCGATAATAGAGAGTGGGAAAGGGAACAGAAGCGCCTGGAAGAGGAGCGGAGAAAGGAAGAAGAACGTAGGCGTCTGGAAGAGGAACGAAAAAAGGAAGAGGAACGCAAACGGCTGGAAGAGGAGGAAAGAAAAAGAGAGCGTCAACTGAAAGCAAAGCAGGAAGCTATTGGGAAATTCAAAAAAATTCTTCTTACGGCTCTTTTTGCTGGCACAGTATGGTTGATTGGACATCAATTAGGGAAGGCCTTAGGAAATGATATGAGTGATCCATCATCCAGCGCGTCAAATGAATCTTTCGAAGAAACATACGACACATCAAGTGCGCTTGCCGAAGATGCATCCGAATCGTCAAGTATATCTGTTGCGGATACATCCAATACGTCAAATGCATCTGCTGAAGACACAGAGGAAAAAGAACTATGGATAGAAGTGGCAGAAGATATCTTTGCACATGCGGAGGCATTTCTTAATGGAGATGGACGTTTCTTAACTACAGAGTCGCTAGAAGAACTTGGTGAACGTATGAAAGACCAGGGCTTTCAGTTTAGAGATGATCAATGGAATTATTATGATGATGTAATGATTATGGAGGATGAAGATTCCTCTGGAAATAAAACGAAAACAATTCAATGTAGAAAAGACGACACCCCTTGTACTTTTAGAGTAAGTGATTGCCTTTTGGAGGTATCCCATCAGCAATATATTCATAGAATAATTCAGTGTGTTATTTCTTACGACCCTGTTACTATGCCGGCATTTTCAGCGGATACAGAAGCACTAATTAATGGGCTGTGGAATACTTCTTCTTTAGGTCAGTTCACTGATATCCTGTCTAAATATTCATATAATGAGGAGGAACTTACAGAATCTTATAAGTCTACATTTCAGGGGAACGGCCATTACTACTATATTAGCTATGAAGCTACTCCTAACTCGTTCCTATATTGTCATGATCGTATAATTGACCTTTATTGGTTTCCATCAGCGTCAGGTAACTATATATATAGTCGAATTGCAGAGTTTGATGTAGATGCATCATTGTGGGATAAATGATGATTTTACCACCAAAAGAAGACAAGTATGTAAAGTTGAATGATTACTAATGATAAATAAGCATCGCTTTGGCGGTGCTTTTTTCATGCCCTGAGAAAGGAGGTGATCCCCCATGGCAAGCAGGATCAAGGGAATAACCGTCGAGATCGGCGGCGACACAACCGGCCTGGACAAGGCTCTCCGGTCTGTCGATAAGACCATCCGGTCGACACAGTCTGACCTCAAGGATGTCACAAAACTCCTGAAGCTGGATCCGAAAAACACAGAGCTCCTGACGCAGAAACAGAAGCTTCTTGAGAATCAGATCAGGCTGACAAAGGAACGGCTGTCCACCCTGAAGGACGCGCAGTCCGGCGTCCAGGAAGGAACGCCTCAGTGGGATGCTCTCCAGCGGGAGATCATTGAGACGGAACAGAACCTCGGCGGTCTGGAGAAAGAGTATAAGCAGTTTGGCAGCGTCGCCTCCCAGCAGGTGAAGGCTGTCGGCCAGGCACTGCAGGATGCCGGAAAGAAGGTCACAGACTTCGGACAGAAGCTGGCCCCTGCTTCCGCTGCGGCTGCCGCCCTGGGCGGGTCCCTTCTGAAGCTGGGGTATGATGCTGTCACGAACGCGGACGACCTCAACACCCTGGCCAAGCAGACAGGCCTTTCCACAGAGTCCATCCAAAAGATGCAGTATGCCTCTGACCTGGTGGATGTGTCCCTGGAAGATATTACCGGCGCACTCCGTAAGATGAAGCCCAAGATGACGGAGAGTAATGAAGCCTTCAAGAAGCTGGGCGTCTCTGTCAAGGATTCCAATGGCGAGATGCGTGACGTGGAGGATGTCTTCTATGACTCCCTGACTGCTCTCAGCAAGGTCGGCAATGAGACTGAGCGTGACCAGATTGCCATGGAGATCTTCGGCAAGAGTGCGGACCAGCTGGCAGGGATCATCGATGATGGTGGTGCGGCCCTGAAGGACCTCGGCAATCAGGCCGAGGAAGCAGGCCTCATCCTTTCCCAGGATACGCTGGATGCCCTGAACGAGACCAATGACACGATCGATGAACTGAAGGCCAATGTTGGCGGGACGCTGGCCCGGATCGGCGCTGACGTGGCCACCATTCTGGCACCGGCCCTGGAGCGGGTGGCGGAGGTCGTAAAGACGGTCACGGAGAGACTCCGGAACCTGTCCCCGGAGCAGCAGAAGATGATCCTGACCATCATCGGAATCGTCGCTGCTCTGGCACCTGTCATCATGCTGATTGGAAATATCATCATCGGTATCGGCAGCATGATTTCCGCGGTCGGAACCATCATGGGTGTCCTGACGCCCCTGATCGGCGTCCTGTCCGGCCCCCTGGTCGTCGGCATCGGCGTGGCCATCGCAGCCGGGATCTTGATCATTAAGAACTGGGATAAGATCGTCGATGCCTGCAGACAGATGAAGGACGGCCTTATCCATGACTGGAACATGATCAAGACCGGCGTCGTCACGACGGCAGAGAACCTGAAGAAGGCCGTGACGGAGAAGTGGGAAGCCCTGAAGACGGCGGTCACGAATGCTGTGGCTGGCGCCAAAACCGCTGTAACGAACACCTTCAATACGCTGAAGAGCACCGTGTCTTCTACAGTGGAGAGCCTTAAGAGTGCTGTGACCAGCAAGTTCAATGCGGTGAAGACAGCCATGACAAAACCTATCGAGACTGCAAAGACGACTATCAGCAACGCCATCGGCAAGATCAAGAGTGCGGTCAACAACTGTAAACTGAGCCTCCCGCATTTCAAACTCCCGCACTTTCGAATCTCCGGAGGAACGCCTCCCTACGGTCTTGGCGGAGCGGGTACAAAGCCTTCCTTCGCTGTTGACTGGTACCGGAAAGCTTACGACAATCCGGTCCTCTTCACACAGCCGACCGTCCTGCCGACCATCGGCGGGGTGAAGGGCTTTGGCGACGGAGCAGGCGCAGAGATCGTCATGAGTCTCAAAAAGCTCAGGGAGATGGTAGGATCCAGTGGCGATACCTACATCACCGTCAACGCGGCACCCGGTATGGATGTCAGGCAGCTGGCTGATGAGGTGGCAAAGCGGATGACTCAGGTACAGAGGCAGAAGGGAGCAGTGTATGCGTAATTATTTCTCATTCGGAGGGAAGGACAGCAGGGACTACGGCGTCTATCTCTCCGGTGCCGGCACCTACAACAGCCCGGCGAGGGAGTACCAGAACATCAGCATCCCTGGGAAGGACGGTGACCTCCTCAGCACCAGCACGAGGCTTCAGAACGTGGAGTTGACATATCGCTGCGGGATCGTGGAGGATACGGAAGTCAACCTGGCTGCCCTGAGGTCCATGCTCCTCTCGACAGTCGGGTACGTGCGTCTTACGGATTCCTATCACCCGGAGGAGTACCGGCTGGCTGTATATAAAGGCGGGCTGGAAGCGGAGATGGAGCCGCGGCTTCAGGCAGGAGAGTTTGACCTGACCTTTGAGTGTAAGCCGCAGCGGTGGCTTACGAGCGGAGAAACACCCGTGTCAGTGGCCAGCGAAGATACTCTTTCAAATCCCACGCCCATGCCGGCACGTCCCCTGATCCGGGTGTCCGGCTATGGCGAACTGACAGTAGGAGACGTTACTGTGACTATCGCCGAGCACAGCTACACACATATCGACATCGACTGTGAGATGATGGACTGCTTCAGTGGGGATGCGAACTGCAATTCCCTGGTGGGCTTTTCGGGGAATGATTTCCCCACGCTTCCAGCCGGGGAGACGGGCATCGCCTATGACAGTACCATTACTTCCGTCCAGATCACACCCAGATGGTGGAGGGTATAGATGATCCCTATTCTTTATGACTATACAGAAACTGCATTTACTTCTAACGGCATTGGAAGGCTTGTCGACTGCATCCA